TGTAGAGCTGCGGCGAATGCCCGCATAGTCCGGCGCATCCAACCGCGTATAAAGGTTTGGCCGTCATCTATCTGAGCGTAATGTCGCGCCCGCTCTGCCTGGTAGAGAATGGCATGTCATCGGCTGCTAGATGGCGTGGTATGGGATGCAGACTTTGAAGAATCAAGGGACTTTTACATGCGGCGGGCAATGATCCGCACATGGCGTCGGCTGATTGAACTAGGAATCGTGGTTATTAAGTAGGGGGAAGTATGCCAGACGACGAAATGATGGAGATGGCGGCGGACATTATCGACAGCCTGGACGAAAGCCTAACCATGTTTGACGCCTTGATAATTCTCGCAATGGCTACCGGCATCATGGCCTGCTTGATAGAGGAAGATGAGCCGGAGATAGGGCCGGAAGTACGGCGCGAGGCAATGGACGCGGTTGGTAGCGTCAAGATGCATGATTTACAAATACACTGAGGAATTGCGGATGGAAGAGAAAATTAGAATAGTAATCGAGATAAGCAGAAAAGCAGCAGATCGCGCCATTGATGTTGTGGAATCCCATACCGATGAAGGCTCAAGCACACGGCCATATCCTGCATCTGCGGAGTGGTGCGAGTTCCAGAGTGCGTTGCGCGAAGGCTATGACTTGGCGATTAAAAGCAAGGCTTAAAAATACACTAAAACGAGGGGGCAATATGGACGGATGGTCGCCGACTGAGTTACTGGCACGGCTGGCAGCAAGAGGGCCGCAGCCTTCAATGGCTCCAGGGGGGAAGCCGAAGTATGCAATGGAGGACATAGCGGGGGCTTTGGCTGGCCTGCCTTATCCGGTTTACTGCTATGCCAGGGTGAAGTTTTGCGGGGACGATGACCGGCTATCCATGTTGAACCTTCATGTAGAGGTGCGGCGAAAGGTAATGATGTGGGCGAAGCGGGAACGCTGGAAAGGTGATGATGCGTTCTTCTCTGGCATATCCGCCCTTGTCGCCACAGACGCCGTGCGGGGCCGCTATTGCAAGAGCTGCAAAGGGACTGGCCTATACACCAACCAGACGCAATGCCGCCGATGTAAAGGCTCTGGCGTGGATTACATCACGCATCAAAGCGCAGCTAAGGCAATGGGGGGAATGAGCGAGGATAACTGGCGAAAGACGTGGGCAGGCCGGTATCTGGTATGCCTTGGGGAAGTGCAGGCATGGGATAGCCAGATAGAGGCGCATTTGCGGAAATTCCTGCTAGACAAACCACTTGACATGCCGTCCGGTTGAAACTACACTTTTTTCTATATTGGAAAACTGTCACTGAAGCCCGCCTTGTGCGGGTTTTTTGCGTTTAAGCCTTCCTCCTAGGTTGCAATAGCACCTACTTGCCCGCCACTGTGCGGGCTTTTTTATTGCCAAAAGAAAACCCGGCAGTGCTGCAAACACTCCGGGCGGTGGCAAACCCATACGCAACATGGATTCGCAAATGAATGATAGCAAAAAACGCACGTTTGTCGATATTGAAACTGGCGAAGAAATTGAACTTTTTGAAGATATAAGAATAGATAAAGAAGGCAATCAAGAAATTCGTTTAGTTTCAGAGTACTTACAAACGCCAAAATTGGCGCCAGCACCAACTTCGGTTGGCGTGGACACCAATTTGGAAGCCAAGAAGCTCAAAAATCGGGCGGTGCAGTGGATGAAAGCCAACATGTCGGCGGTGTTTGCAAGACTGGGCAAGGCCAACATTTCAGGCCGTGCACTGCGCGTCAATATGGCCCTTGGTGTTGAAGCCCACTGGCATGGCTATGTCACAGCTTCACTGGAAAAGATCGCCACCATGACGGGCATTGATAAGGCCGATGTGTCCAGAGCAATCAAAGAGCTGGAAGAAGCAGACGCGCTTGTCACTATCAAGCGCGGCCAATACCGGCTAAACCCGGCCCTGTACTGGGCAGGATCAGACGTAGCGCAACAGAAAGCCCTTGGTGAGTATTCCTACCAGCGCGGAAAGGTTGCAGCAAAAGAGAAGGCAAAAGCCAAAGCAGCGAAGGCCAAAAAGCCAAAGCTCCGGTTGGTGCATTCTCAAAATTAAGCACCGCTGGCACTAGATCGGCGGAGGGAAACGACATGGGAACGACATGGACATTGATACTCAGACAGCGTTTAACGCACTTTTCACGGCAGTTGGACTGCTAGGCGGGTGGATATTGAATTCCCTTAAGTCTGCGGTGGACGGACTTCAGCGCCAGGATCAGATTTTGGCCGATAAAGTCCAGCATATTGAGGTTTTGGTTGCCGGACAGTACGTTAAGCGCGATGCTTTTGATCGGGTATGCGACAAGCTGTTCACGAAAATGGACGAGCAGACAGCCGGACTATCCCGAATAGAGGAAAAGCTCAACGGGAAGGCGGATAAGTAAATGGGCTTCTCGAAAGCAGTCGAATTCGTCATTGGCGAGGAAGGCGGCTTTACGGATGATCCGCGAGATCGTGGCGGCGCTACCAAATTCGGCATCTCACAACGGGCTTACCCCGGATTGAATATCGCAAAACTCACCAGGGATGACGCTATCCACATCTACCAGCGCGATTATTGGGACAGATTGCCAAGCCTTCCAAGTCCGATAGACTTTCTGGCCTTCGATTTTGCGGTTAATGCGGGGATTGGCAGAGCAGTAAAGTGCCTTCAGTTGGCTATCGGCGTGAAGGATGATGGCAACTTTGGCCCTGTTTCCCATACCAAGATCAACAAGATGGCACCCATAGACGTTGCCATTCTCTACCAGGCAGAGCGGGCGCGACATTACGCTCAGATAGATGACGGCCAAACCTTTATACGCGGTTGGATGCGCCGGACTATGCGGGCATTCGCCGCAGCTCTACAGGAGGCGTAATGATCGACACCATGAAAAAGGCCATTAAACCAGCCCAAAGGGGCAATGTCTCCGCTGATCCTGTTGCCGATAAAGTCCAGATCAACCAGACCGGCATGACGGTAACCGTTATCGGTGGCGTTGTTGGCTTGGCAACGGCGATGGGGTGGATAGATGAAAACACCGTGCCGAAAGATGCCATCCCCTATATTGCTCTGCTTGTCAGCGTTGGCCCTGCTTGGTTCATGTGGTGGAAGTCCTCAATTTCATCTCCCCGCGTCGGAATGTTCGACGTCCGTAAGCCTGACAGCGGCGAAGCTGAATAAATCCTCTGCTCTCAAGACTGGTCAGATCGCCATTAAATACAAGTGCAAGTTATGACAAAGCCCGCGCTAGGCGGGCTGTGAGCGGGCTTTAGCGGCCCTGAATATGGCCCCGTCAATCATCAGGGCGAACAGTTCAGGCCGCGACTTGTGCCAGTCGTAGAGCGTTTGCCGAGGCACTCCGGACAGGAGCACCAAGGCGTCAACGCCGGATAGTCCGGCGCTTTTGCATTGTTGTGAGGGGGTCATGCTATTTCGTACCCATCGATTTCCCAATTTATTGACCCGCCATCACCCGTTTCGGCAATGATGTCGTCTTGCTCGTTGCTGGTGTAGTAGTAGGCGGTCAAAGTAACGGTATCGCCGTCTTTGTCCTCGCAGGAAACAGACGCAGACCATTCGCACCAGCTATCATTTTGGCAGGCACCGTTATAGCCAACCCTGTTGGTTGGCTCGCAGTTTTCGCGCTCAACTCTTTCAACTGCTGCAAGACCAACAATTGCAATTGCTGCATCTCTGTTCAGATCGCCTTTTGTAGTCATTTTCTTTTCCTCTCTAGGCTTTGGGTTCATTCCCTCTGCTCTTGGAGCAAATATAGTACGGCATGCCGACACTTGCAAGCTGCCAATATACGATATGCGGATAAATCCGACGAACGGTAGGTTCTCATGAAATATTTAACCATCATCAAGCTGGTTGTATCCCTATTGCCTGTGCTGATCGAGGCGATCAAGGCAGTTGAGGCAGCTATCCCTGGGAGAGACAAGGGAGAAATTAAACTTGCTGCTGTCCGAGGAGTCCTTGAAGGCGTCTATGGTACGGCAACGGATCTGGGTGTTACTTTCGCCGAGGCTTGGCCCGCTATCGCAAAAGCTGCGGCTGCGCTGGTATTGGCATTCAACACCGTAGGCGAGTTTCAGAAGTGAAATACCTGTATCACAAATTCATGGCCGCAGTGCTCAACGGGCTGGCATCTATGGGCAGCTATCTCATGCGTAATGCTGGCAGGGCATCCGAGTATCACGAAATGATGGCCGATGTTGAGAGGTTGAGCCGGTGAGTATTGCAGGGCCAATCGTTAGATCAATCGTGCGCGGCATTGTGAAGCCGATTATCCGTGGAGCGGGCGCAGTAGTCGCTGCAACGATCTCATTCCTCGACGAAGCGGGCACGGCTTATCAAACAAACACCTCAGTGCTGGACGAATCGGGCACCGCCTACGATGTGGGCGTGAACTTCCTCGACGAATCCGGCACCAGCTACAACGTGGGTAATTAACGATGACAGCACTTAAAGTTTTATCTCTCGACACTACAACGCCGAAGGCCCGCGTCCCCGCAACCGGCGACTCGTACCAGATGCCTGTGACGCTGAACGCAGCAACGGGTAACGAGGTGGCATTCTCGCTTGATTACACAGTCAACAAGGCCACCAGCGGCAATGATACCGGTTTGGTAATTAACCAAACGGATACGGCGAGTCCTGGCACTTCGCTGCTGCTGGATTTGCAGGTGGGTGGAACCAAAAGCTTTTCCTTTACCACCGCGAAGCAGGCGTATCTTTGGAACCTGTTTACCGATGAATCCAACTACGAGCGCGGGTTTATGCGCTGGTCTAGTAATGTGCTGGAGATTGGGACTGAGGCTGCTGGGACAGGTACAGTCAGGCCGGTGAAAGTTCTCAGTAATGGCACGCTTAGCATAGGTGGAGCCGCTAATATCGACATTGTAAATGTTGGTGCAAATAACGCTAACGGAGGCATTAGGCTAACTAATGAGGGTGGTGAGGGATGGTTTGTCAGCTTTGCTGCGGGACCTTTACAGGGACTAACTCCACTTAGTAGTTTGGACAACAACATTTCAGGGCGCGCCATTTGGGGGCAGTCTGGTGACGATTTGAATATCTATGGCGGCTTTGGGTATGGAAATACTGACTCCCCTCATAGCGGAGGCCGTCTATATTTAAGGGGCGGAGGTGGGTCTTCAGCAGCGTCAACAGCAGCGGCTAATGGCGGTGACGTGGTAATTCGCGGAGGAACTGCAACAGGAACAGGGAATAACGGCCACATTATGATGGATCAAATCCCTTCCTCTGACCCTGGAGTTCCGGGGGCAATCTATCGCACGGCAGGCGCATTGATGGTGAGCATATGAACATAGACCAATTAACTTACATTATCAGAGCCGTTGATGCCTTTCCCTCGCGGGACGGCAATGACATTAAACTCAAAGGTTCCGCACTGCTGGATCTGGTAGAGATGGCCGAACAAAAACAACAGGAGTTACAAAATGCAAATCAATCTGACAGCTAAACAACTGGCTGGTGCGGCGAAAGCGCGACTGGCGTATAACGCGGCGAACCCTGATGTAATGGATGCAGAGGGCGCGGTGACTGAGAAGAAAACACTCGATACCGACGCGGACTATGTGAACATGGTTATCAGTAATGCTGCTGACTCATGGGCTTTGCAGCACAAGGTGGGCATTCTGACATCTGGCGAGTTTGTAATGAGATTCACCAGTGCAGAATTTGCCGTCATTCTTGGCGCTGCTGATGTGTCGCCTGACGTGGCAGGGTATGTCAACGAGGTTAAAAGTCGTGATTTTGTTTACCTTGACTCACCACTGACAACAGAGGGCATCAATGCGCTGGTAGCGGGCGGACTACTGACACAGGTAAGGGCTGATGAAATTCTGGCTCTTTAGTCTAATACTGCTCACAGGCTGCGCTGCTTTCCCGCATAACGGGCAATACCAGCAGGGCGACATGAGCATCACAGCAGCAGAGCAGGCGCATGTAGACAACCTGCCGAGGGCAGATGCTTTCGATGCTGAGTGGTGCTACTACGGCGAAGATGGCAGGGCAAAGAACGTTGACTGGTGTCACGCGGTGTTTTCGCAATATCCCTTTATCAACTCCGTTACCGGGCAGCGCCAATCCGCAGCGATGACGCTAGGCCCGCGCACCGTGGCCGATCCTGAATACACGATCAAATACTACAACACCTACTATGACGTTTGGATTGCTTGCGCGAAGGTATCTCATTTGGGATGCACTGAAACGAATATGGGGAAGAAAACCGTCCACGTCGTCCACGGCGACAGAAACACCCTTGCCCACGAGCTTGAAAACCACATATTCCGCGATATCAAACACTAAGCCCACGTTCGAGGGCAAACACCTCTATTTAATCGACTACGGGCGGGAAATCCCTGGCCCCTACGGGAAACGGCAATGACGACAAAATACGGCACTCTCGCTGCTGACGGATCAACGGCGGCATTCACGCTCCATGCGGGGGACGTGGTGCATGCCTACGGCGATTTTGGCGGCGGGACACTCACGCTACAGCTCAAGATCGGCGGCAACTGGTATGCGCTCAAGAATGAGGATGCGACTAGCGCCTTTGCGGTGACGGACGACGCCAGTTGCGTGATCGAAAACGGCACTCTGAATTGTCGGCTGACGCTCTCAGGCGCTACAGCCCCCGATATTGACTGGGAGATTGCGTAATGGCCAATCCTCCCAAGTACAGACAAACCACTATTAAGGCCCAAGTCCGCGCAGCGGATAAGGGGAAACGCAGCGACTACGCGGTTTATGTTTTCTCTGGCCGCACTTTTGTTAAAAAGGACTAAATCATGTCAGAACCCGATATCACAGAACGCGAAATTCAGATTGGTAACAACGATGGCTATGTTGAGATCAATGAAACTGGCCAAATGACCTTTGTTGGCGATGCCGAACTGGTGCTTACCGGCGGCAAACTGCCAACAACCACAGGCGATGTGGGCGAAACCGTCACGCTAACCCCTGGTGTTGGCATCTCTGGCGGCACCGGCACAGTGTTTAAAGCTGGGCTGACCTACATGGGGCCGCTGAAGAAGTGGACAATCCTGATCGACCTTACCGGCCTTAATTGCGGCGGTACGGCAGGTGATGTGATTGGCGTCAACGGCGCGGGCGCTGCTTATCTGTGCCAGATCAACGGCACGGTGGTAGGTGGGCGTATGTTGTGCCTGGAAGCCCCTGCTGGCGGCAACGCTGATATTGATCTGTATGCCGCTACCGAAGCAACGGGCGTTGAAGATGTGGCCATTTCCACACTTGCCGAAACCCAGTTGATCAACGGCGGCGCTCAGTCTGCTGGCACTCAAACCGTGCTGGCGGCTGTGCCCACTACCGGCCAATACCTGTACCTGACGTGCGGCACATCTACCGATGCAGCCTACACCGCTGGCATCTTCATCATCGAGCTTTTTGGCTACTAATCAACATAGTCACCTATCCTAGGACGGTAAACAGTGGACACAACACAAAAAGTATCCGCGCTTGATAAGCGGCTGGCGGTGTATGCGGAGCTAGACAGTCGCCGTCGCGCCAGTGTTGAGCCGAAGATCCAGCAAGCAACTTTCCAAAGATTGTTGCAAGGGCTAGACCGAATTGCAGAAGCAGCGATGCTGGTAGCAATTAAGCGCGGTGATGAAGCTGTCAACGAAATCAATCAACAAACAATTGCTGCCAAGCGTCGCCTCGGCCTACCCATTACGCACGACGACAGAGTTCGCCTTCCAGTCTCGATAAACGACCGAATAAACATGAAAGCTCAGCGAGAGTACGCCGCTAAAATGAGGCGAGAAGCGAAGATGGAAAGAGAGTACGGCGGGATGCGTGAAGGCCCACCAGGGGATTGGACGATCTATGGCAAATGCCGCTGCTCGTGCCATTCCACCCAATAACGTAATCAACATAGGCCGCCTATCGAAAGACGGTGGACGTAATATGGCAAGACCCACCGATTACGACTTGTCGAAAGCCCTTTTTATATGTGAGCGAATAGCAGACGGAGAGAGCCTGCGGACGATTTGCTCAGATGAGGAAATGCCGGGGCGGACGACTGTCTATCAATGGCTTGAGGCAAACAAGGAATTTGCGAACCACTACGCGAGAGCCAGGGAAGAGCAGGCGGACACCCTTGCTGACGAGATCATCGGCATTGCTGACGAGTCCTATAAAGACTTCATCGCCAATGAGGATGGTTCTGAGCGTGTCAACAGCGAAGCCATCGCCCGCAGCCGCTTGAGGGTTGATGCCAGGAAGTGGGTGGCAGCCAAGCTCAGGCCGCTGCGCTACGGTGACAAGGTGACAAACGTCCATGAGGGCGGGGCAACGCCAATTAAAACGCAGATGGTGGTCTTTGAGGGCGTCGGCCCTGATGCGGATTAAGTGCCTCAACAAGTTTAAACCGCTGCTAGAGAAGCCCAAGCGCGTCAAGATACTGGTCGGCGGCAGGGGAAGTACCAAGTCCACGTTCGTTTCGGACTATGTGCTGGCCTGCATTAGCGGCGGCCAATTGTGGTGCTGCGCGAGAGAGTTTCAAAACTCTATTGATGAATCCGTCCACCGGCTGTTGCTGGACGAGATTGATCGCACGGGATTTGAAGGCTTTGACTCCGACAATACCCACATCCGCCACCGCTCCGGCGGGCGCAACTTCTACCGAGGGCTGGCCCGCAATATCCAGAGTATCAAGTCCATGCTATCGGGCGTTGATGGCTTGTGGATTGAGGAAGGGGAGTCGCTCTCGGAAAACACGCTGCGAGTGATGACGGCATCCCTTCGATTGAGCGCCAAAGACTCGGAAAGGGTAATTGCTGGCGAAGATGTGCGGATGCCGGAAATCTGGATCACCATGAACCGAGGATCGACGGCAGACGCCATCGCTAAGAAGTGGCTGAAGCGGGCAGAGCCAGCCCTTGAGCGCCACGGCTATTACGAAGATGACATGGTGATGATTGTGGAAGTCAACTATACCGACATGCCGCATTCATGGTTTGCAGCTTCTGGGCTTGAGCAAGAGCGGCTGGACGATCTGGGAAACATGCCAAGGGCGCTCTACGATCACCGATGGCACGGCAAGTACCTGGAAACGGTAGATAACCCGCTAACCATGCCGGAGTGGTTTGATGCGGCGGTAGATGCGCACACGAAGTCAAAAGTCTTTGATCCGCACGGCGCTGTTATTGCTGCTTACGATCCGTTTGACGATGGCGACGATGCCGCCAGTCTTGCGATTCGTCATGGCTCGATTATCAAGGCCATCTACACGAAAACCAGCGGCGAGATAGACGAATGCACCGATTGGGCAACGGCCCTGGCGATCAAGCACGGCGCTGACTGGTTTTACTGGGATGGCGACGGCATGGGCACCGGCCTGAAGCGGCAGATAGCGCAAGCCTTCCACGGCAAGCATACCCGATGGGAGATGTTCAAAGGCTCCCTGTCCGGCAAGGGCATGGACGACGCGGATCGCTTCTACCAGCCGTTTGCCACCGAAGAACAGCACAAGCGCAAGTATCAGGACACCTTTGCCAACAACCGCAGCCGCTATTACACCGATCTGGCGACACGGTTTCACAACACTTATCGGCACATCGTCAAGGGCGAGTACGTTGATCCTGACGACATGATTTCCCTGGACAGCAAAGGCATTGCCGACATTCCGGCGATCAAGGCCCAGGTATGCCGCATACCACTGAAGCCCAAGGGTAACGGCTTGATCCAGATCATGGCCAAACAGGAAATGAAAAAGCTGTTGCAAATGCCATCACCGAACGATGCGGACAGCATGATGATGACCATGAAGTTTCCGAAGCTGCTGGACATTACCGAACCCAATTCATTTGAGCCGGACTTTGAGACATGAGTTACGCACAGAACCACATGGAACTGCTGAAGAACAGCCCGAAAGCGATGGCGCTGTATCAGTATTATTTGAGCAAAAGAATCAAGCCTGCCGACGCATTCAAGCGGGCGGTGAGAGAAGCAAGATGAGCGCAATCCTTCTGGCCGACGAAGATCAGGCCAACAACTGCATTGAAGCCACCAATATCTGCAAGGTGCTGGGCAACGCACTGGTCGCTGCTTACCCAAAGCGTAAGTGGTTTGTGGATGTGAACTGGGTGGGCAAGGTGGCGTGGGTATGCTGCCCGGACATTTCCATGCAATACGGCTTCTGCCTGCACCTGAACAAGCTGGTCATTGAGGCACAGAAGGCCGCCGTGATGGCGGGCGGTGAATTGCTGGAGCGGTTTGACCTGTCCCGCAATCGCAACGCTGTGGGCGGTTTTGAATATCTGATAAGAGATGCGCGAGGCAATGCGATTGCAGCCAAGCAGGGTGGCCTGTGACAGACGATATCGACATTGACTACCAGCCGAACCTAGAGACTGGCGGCGGACTGGATTCGCCAGATCAATCGTCATGGCTCAAGGTGGCAGCGCAAGCCTTCCGCGATTCGACGAATTATTACGAGTCTGCACTGTATGACAGATGGCGGGACAATATCGCCCATTTCCGGTCCGAGCACCCGCAAGGCTCCAAGTACACCACGGATGCCTATAAGCACCGCTCCAAAGTATTCCGGCCCAAGGCCCGCAGTGCCGAGCGCATCCTGGAAGCCACGGCAGCCACCGCCCTGTTTACCAACGATGAATTGATCGAAATCCGGGGCGTTGATCCCAACAATACGCAGCAAGCTGTAGCCGCCAAGCTACACAAGGCCGTATTGCAACACCGAATGGAAACATCCATTCCGTGGTTTTTAACGTCTATCGGCGCGTACCAGGACTGCAATGTTTACGGTATCTGCATCTCTAAGCAGACATGGAAATTCGACAAGAAGCGCAACGTAAGCTATGAGCCTGCGTACAACGATGACGGTACGCCGGTTGTCGATGAAAACGGCATGATGCTGGGCGAGGAAATCATCACCGAAGAAATTCGGGAAGATAAGCCAGACATTACGCTGATTGCGCCGGATAACTTCAGGTTTGACGCGAACGCCGACTGGCGGGACGTGATTGGCACCAGCCCTTACCTGATCGAATTGATACCCATGTACGCAACCGATGTAATGGATGCGGGCAAAAATGGCGACTGGCACGAATACACCTTGGGCCGGATCATTGCAGCCGGTAGCGAGGAAATTGATCAGGGTGAAACCGTCCGCGATGCCCGCTACGGCAAATCAAACCTTGATCCCGTCGATGCCGACACGCAAAACGAATTCAAATTGATCTGGGTGCGGCACAACATTATACGCCGTGACGGGGATGATTATTGCTTCTACACCGTGGGCGATACCCTACTGCTGACTGATCCCGCCCCGCTGAAAGATGTTTTCCCCCACGGCAGAGAGTTGTACCGGCTTGGCTTCAGCATCATCGAAACCCACAAGACGCACCCGTCCAGTGCTATCGAGCTGGGCAGGCCGCTGGTTGATCTGATCAACGATGTGACAAACCAACGTCTGGATAACGTCAAGCTTATCCTGAACAAGCGTTACAAGCTGCGAAGGGGAGCCAAGATCGACGTGGGCGCACTGATGCGGAATGTTCCTGGCGGCGGCGTTCTCATGGACGACATTAACGCCGATATCGGTACGTTTGAAACCAATGACGTAACGTCATCATCCTATGTCGAGCAGGACAGGCTGTCCGTGGAAGCGGATGAACTCTTTGGCACTTTCTCGCAGAACTCTGTCCAGACTAACCGCGCACTCAACGAAACCGTGGGCGGAATGAATCTCATGTCAGCATCCGCTAACCAGATTCAGGAGCTACAGCTTCGCACATTCATTGAAACATGGGTTGAGCCGGTACTCCGAACAATGGTTAAGCTGGAATCGCTGTATGAGACAGACGAAACCATATTAGCCTTAGCCGCTGGCGCTGCCGAGTATTACGATCAGATAGATGACGATCTAATGCTTCAGGACTTGGTAGTAAAGGTCAACGTGGGAATGGGCAACACCAACCCGCAGCAGAAACTAGAGCGATTCATGATGCCGATTCAGGTGGCGTCACAGTTCACCGAATTCGCCCAGGAAATTGACTGGCTGGAAGTGGGCAAAGAAGCCTTTGCACAGGCAGGGCAGGGCGACGGTAGCCGCTTCATGCTCACGGACGAGAAGAAGGCGCAGCGGGCGCAGGCGGCACAAGGGCAATCTGATCCGCGTGTCCAGATCGAAGAAATGCGGGGCCAGATAGCGCAGATGAAGGAAGACGGGGCATCCGCCCGCAAGCAGATGGAAGTGGAGTCAAGAGAGCGCATAGCCCAATTCCAGGGCGAAATCGACAAGTCAGTTGCCGAGTTTGAAGGCCAGCTTAAGAAAGAACTGGCCGAGATGGGCTATCAGGGCGACAAGGACTTGCAGTTCGACAAGCTTAAGACAGACCTCAACCGCACCGTCATGCAACTTAGCACCACTAAGGAGCTGGCTGCACAGAGCGCCACGGCCAAGCAAATGCCGAGGCCGATTGTGGAGCCGCCACAGCGAGCCCCGCCGGGGCAGTCCTACCAGCAGTAACGCAGCCGCCTCCGGGCGGTTTTTTATGCCTATCGAAAGACGGTAATCCATGAGCTACGAAGAAGGGCTATTAGGCGGCGACATTACCCCGGAATTTCTAAGCCGGGAAGAAGAAGAACTCTTTGCCGAGGCGTCATTGGGCGTCGAAGCCATCCGCTTCCTGAATTCTGACTTGGGGCGAATTATGCGGGGCTATGCCCTGCAAGAAGTGGAGGAGTGCAAAGAGAAGCTGCTTTCCGTCAAGCCCTGGACGCCGTGGGGCAAGCGCAAGATTTTTGCCTTGCAACAGCGGGCGGCAGTGGCGAACCAATTTATCAGTTTCGTGAAGGAAGCCCTAATGCGGGGCCAGATCGCGGAGCTTTCCTTGAAAAACCTGAGAGATCAATAGCATGAACGACACCACCCAGATGGGCGTGTCAACAGACGAACAAGACTCTGTTGATACCGAAGTAACAGAGAAGCGCGAACTGACAGATCGTGAGCGCATGATGAATGAGATAGCCCGCCAGAACGCGGAGCTGGAAGGCCGGGAATACCCCGCCGAAACAGCAGAAGAAACAACCGAATTGAGTGCTGACACTCAAGCGACGGACGATGGACTGTCCGCCGACGCCCCGGCTAAAGCTGCGGCTGATCCCCTGGACGAACTGGGTTACTACCGAAAACCTGATGGCCAAATCTACACCAAGTTGAAAATCAACGGTGAAGAGCGAGAAGTATTGGCGTCACAGGTAAAGGCGTATAGCCAGAAAGTCATTGCAGGGGAGCAGGCACTACGGCAAGCCGCCGAGGAGCGTACCCGATTGCAGGCAGAACGCGCCGACCTCGACAGAGAGCGGCAAGAACGACTGCGGCAGTCATTGTCTCAGCCATCCCCGATGGACGCTGATGATATTAAGGACAAGGCGAAAGCCTTTATTCAGAAGATTTATGACGGCGAAGAAGGCGCTGAAAATGACTTGGTGGCGTTCATGCAATCTGCACGAACTACCGTAAACCCCAATGACATTATTCAAGCGGCAAAAGCCGAAATGAAATCTGAACTGGAACGGGAGCGACAAGCCGACTTTGATCGGTCTTGGAGCCAATCAGTTGAGGACGGAAACGAGGCGTTGTACAACAACCACCCCGAAATCTACCAAGATCAAACCCTGTTTGGCATGGTAAATAACCGCACCGCTGAAATGGTACAAGCCAAACAGCAAGGCGATCCCGAATACATCAATTTAGCCCCTGCCGACATCATTGCGAAAGCAGCGACGGAAGTACAGGACTGGCTGGATTCCCGCACCAACAAGGCAAAGCCTAGCGGAAATTCGCGCCAGCAGCGGAAGGACGGACTGAAACCCATGCCGAACGGGCTGGGAACGGTTAACCAGAAGCCGAAAGCCCCTGTATTGGACACATCCCCCCTTGCCGCTATTGCTCGCATGAAGAATTCACGGGCCGTCATTTAATTATCGAGAGGCAACACAATGGCTAGTTTAGCTTGGTCTGATACCCAGTCCGGGTATCTTGATAACCCCACACTGTCCGAAGAATTTCGGGTAGCCGTACAACCCCTGTCCCGCTTCCGCCAGTTTGCGGATGTGCAAGCCGCTATCGGCAAACACCGTGGACAAACCTACCAATGGAACGTCTACGGCGACACCACCGCCGACAACCCAGACGGCACCATTGTTGAAAACGCGCCCATGCCTGAAGGCGACTTTGCGATCTCGCAAGGCTCCGTCACCATCGCAGAGCGCGGCCATTCGGTGCCATTTACGGGCAAGATTGAGGCGCTTTCTGAGCACGATATCAAGAAGATCGTGTTCCAGGTGTTGCGGAACAACTGCAACAAGGTGATGGACTATGCTTGCTGGCAGGATGGCTTTAACAGCGCCATTCTTCGCTATGTGGCCACTGGTGCAACCGCCTACACCCTGACGCAAGCCGCCACCCCTGTTGGCACCAACGACAGCGACTTGAGCGCCGCCCACGTCAAGAAGATTGCTGATCTCCTCCAAGAGAGAAACATTCCGGCGTTCGATGGCGAGCATTACATGTGCGTTGCGCGTCCTTCCACACTGCGGGCATTCAAAGATGATCTGGAAGCGTCTTTCATGTACACCCAGGAAGGCTACAACCGCGTGGTGAATGGCGAGAATGGCCGCTATGAGGGTATTCGTTTTGTCTCTCAAACCAACATTGCCGACGAAGCGTGGAGCAACAACAAGTCTGATGCCGCATATTTTTTTGGTGCTGACACTGTTGTTGAGGCCGTTGCCTGCCCCGAAGAACTTCGCGCCAAGGTGGGCGAGGACTACGGTCGATCCAAGGGCATTGCCTACTATGCACTGAACGCCTTTGCCTGCATTCACGCAGACACCACATCCACTGCCACCAAAGCCCAGGCGAGAATCCTCGTATGGGATAGTGCGGCCTGATAGGAGAAATTGACAATGGCTTACAACACCCCGATTGTTTGCTGCTACAACCTGGCAGCAGCGACTATCTCAACCGCCGCCAATCTCCAAGTCCTGAAAGGCCCATCCGGGCTTCAGGGCCGTGTGATTGATATGGCGTTCACCGTCACCACCACCACCACCACCACCGCCTCTGAATTGAGCGTAGGGACTGTAGCTGATCCCGATGCCTATGCTCAGATCGCGGTTCCCGTGGTGGCCGCTGGCACTGGCACCTGCACCAATGGCGCAACCATCTACACCGATGACGATAACCTGATGCCTGCTGATACGGCGTTTGTTATCTACACCGATGGCGGTTGTGACGCTGGCGCTTGTGACATTGCCGTAACCATTGCCTGGTTCTAAGGAGAATCACATGAAGCAAGAATCTGGAACTCACCGCCCTATGGGCAAAAAAGGTGGCACTTCTGCTGGACTGGAATCCGGCGTGGCAGAAGTGCAAGCCATCAAGCAATCAAGCCCTGATCTGGCCAAGGATGTACGTCCTAAAGCTGTGAAGCTCGGCTCTATTGCCATGAAGTAACCGCCTTGCGGGATTTCCCGCAGCGCAACCGATTGGGGGCTTCGGCCCCCTTTCTTTTTATGGGGATTTTATGAAACGCAAGAACGTAGAAATAGGCTGCTCCCCTTGGGAAGAACCCAAAAAGCAGATCGACAAATTCAGTGACGGCGAAGGCGCAAGCCTTGCCGATGGCCTCTCTGCCCGCGTGGAGATGCATGGCGAAGAGGATGCGTGGAAAGGCCGAGGCCCGTCCATCTACCGCAAAACCGAAGGGCCAGTACGATGATCTTTGATCCCAAGGGCGATTACGTCACGGTGGGTGGGCGCCACCCATTGAAGTACATGCAAAACGGCCACGGCTTTACGGCCAAGGGTGACTGTCTGGGCGTGTTCAACGATCAGGGCGAGAAGGTGGGGGATGTTCCTGCCGTCTTTGAAGTGCCTGCCGAAGAATTCCCGGTTGAGCTGCCAGAAGATCCAGCGGTTATCTCTGAGCGCGAAGCGCTGGAAGCACAGGCCACCGAGCTGGGCATTGCCTTTCGCTCAACACTGAGCACAGAGAAGCTGAAAGAACGGATTGAGGCCGCGCAAGCATGACCTATCTGGAGATCGTGCAGGAAGTTTGCCGATTGGCTGGCATCACCGATACGGGCGGCCCGACCACTGTAGTGGGACAAACAGGCGACTTCCGCAAGGCGATTGGCTATGTGGCCATTTCCCACGAAGAAATCCAGTCCATGTATTTTGATTGGGACTTTTTGTGGGGTAACAGCACGATTACCACATCTGCCAGCGTTTCATCCTATGCCGGAGAATCGGATTTAGGCATTTGGGACGCTGGACGAGTGTTTTACAGCAATGCCGACTTGGGCGTTTACCAGTGGCACGACTACACCCCGGAAACCCGGACGAATGCGGCCCCGGAATTTGCCGTAATTCGCCCTGATAACCGCCTTCTGATTGTGCCGACACCGGACGATGCCTACACCATCACCTACGACTACTACAAAGTGCCCAAGGTGCTGTCGGCCAATGCTGACGAGCCGTATATCCCTGCTAGATTTCAGCGGGCGATTGTCGGGCGGGCGGTAATGCTCTATGCCCTGCACGAATCAGCGCAAGAATCCCTTGCCCTTGGCTCGGAGATGTACGGCCAATACATGGAAGCCTTGCAGAAACACCAGCTTTCACGCCGTCAGCAGACGCACGGCAGGTTTGAGTCTGGCGGTATTACGGTTGTTGCTGAATGAATTTGCCTGCAAAGAAGGTCGATATTGTCAACCTGAAGGGCGGCATTGACCGGGCCAGCACGTTTCTCAATATCCCCCCAGGCGCGGCGCTTGACCTGCTGAACTTCGGCCCGCAACTGGAAGGCGGCTATGAAAGAATTTATGGCTACGAGCGCGTGGATGGCAGGGCGGCTCCTTCTGCTGCTGTTTACTATACCGTTGGCGTTGCTGATGCTTCTGGTATTAGTGTTGGCGCTACGCTTACAGGCGCTACTTCAGGCGCTACGTCGAAAGTAGTTATTAAGGATGGCAATACCTTGGGCGTCACGGCGAAATCCGTGGCCGGGTATACGCTGTCTGAAGTGGCCAACGGCACCACGATTACCGCTGTGGAACTGTTGTCCGGCCAGAATGATTACGACGACGACGCCGTGTGGCAACTGGCCGCTGAGGACTACTACAGGGCGCTGATAGGGGCGGTAACCGGCGACGGTGATGCGCTCTATGCCTTTCAACTGGGGGCGATCAAGTACGCTTTCCGGGCGGATTCTGGAACGGTCAAACTGTACAAAACATCTGCCACTGGCTGGACGCTGGTGCCCTACTATTCCGTGCTGTTCTGGGATGGCGGGGTATTGGCGGATGGCGATGTGGCCGTGGGCGATACCATTACTGGCGCGACGTCTGCTGCGACGGGCACGGTCAAGAAGTACGTCAAGAATGCCGGGAGCTACGGTTCAACTGCCTCCGGCTATATGGTGATTCAGGTCACCTCTGGCACCTACCAGAACAACGAGAATTTGCAAAAAGGTGGCGTCACCAAGATGGTGGCCGATGGCGCAAGCGCGGCGATTACCGTGGCCACAGGCGGCACATGGCAGCATATTGAGCACAACTTTTACGCCACCACGTCAACCAAGTCCATCTATCTGTGCGACGGGGTAAACCCGGCCTATGAGTTTGACGGCACAACCCTTTGTCCGATTTATTATCCAGCACCAGACGAACACCCGTCATGGAACAAGCCCACCTACATTGCCGCCCACCGGATGCACCTGTTTTTGTCCTACGCTCCCGGCACCGTGGCGCACTCATCCCCTGGCGATCCGCTGATATTGTCGGCCATCTTGGGCGCATCTGAGTTTGGTTTGGGCGACATACCCACCGGCATGGTATCCAGGGCAGGAGAAGTGCTGGCGCTGTACACCCAGAACAAGACCTTTGGCTTGTACGGCACCGATTCCAGCAACTGGGAACTGAAGACGATTTCCGAATCCTTTGGGGCTAAGCCCTATACCGTTCAGGCGCTCGGCTCGATCTATGCGTTGGATGTGAAAGGCATTGCGCCGCTTGATCGCGTGGATGCTTACGGCGACTTTGAATCCGCCACCGTGTCACGATTTGTTAAGCCCATCATTGACGAGAAGATTGATTCTGTCATTGCGTCCGTTGCAGTCAGAAACAAAAACCAATACTGGCTATTCTTCGATGACGGCTCCGGCCTGATCATGGGCGACGACCAGTATTTGGGCGAGTCATTGCCTGCCTTCACCCGCTTTCAGTTATTCGATACTCCTACCTTTGTTTCCAGCTCGGAAGATGCCAGCGGAAACCAAGTCATTCTGATGGGGGATTCCTCCGGCTACATCTACGAGATGAATGTGGGCTACAACTTTGACGGCGAAGCCATCGAGTTCGCTTACCGCAGCCCCTTCATGCACCAGAATGCGCCCCATATCCGCAAACGGTTTATGCGTCTGTTTGTGGATTTGGATGCTCAGTCTAATCTGACATTGCAGATTTCCCATGAGCTGGGCTATGGCCGCGCCACGATCCCCGCCAATCTATCAACGGATGTGACAGCGCAGACGGGCGGCGGCTATTTCGCGGTGGATGACTGGGACGAATTCTTTTGGGATGCCACCACGTTTAGCTCTGAAGGCGTGGTGCTGGCGGGTACAGCCAATAACATATCCATCACCCTCTACGGCAATAGCGCCCTGATTCGCCCTTTCACTATCCAAACCCTCGAATTGCATTATCTCCCAAGGACTATCAGACGTGCCTAGATACACCAGAACATACGATTTTGCCGCAAACACCAAGGCGCGAGGCTCGGAAGTCAAAGCCGAGTATGACGCACTGGAAAGCTATGCCGGTGAAATGCCATCCCCTGAAGAATTGTATTCTGACAATCTGTCCTTTGTGGCGGCAGGCGGTACAGCGAATGCCATTACCATCACGCACCCGTTAAGCACATGGACAACCTACACCGGCAAGGACGGCCATAAGGTCAGCGTCCAGATAGCCGCCACCAATACGGCGGCAGTCACCGTCAACGTCGATTCAGTGGGCGCTGTAGCGGCCAAGCGCAATGATGGCACAGCCCTGCAAGCCAATGACCTTGAAATTGGGGCGATTCACGACTTCATCTACGACGAAACGGCGGGCTATTTCCTTGTCCCTACTGCGATCAATGGCGTTTTGACGGACTGCGAAGAACAGGTAACGATTGCGGTAGCGTCCACCAACTTTATCGGCCTTTGGTCAGCGCAAACTGGGGCTAAAACCGTCCCGACTTCCGTCTATTACAACGGCGGATTCTATGCCCTGACTTCCAATATTGCCGATATTACAGCCAAAGTCCCTGGCGTGGCGTCTGAGTGGGTGCTTATTGATAGCGGCATATCCTATGCTGGAATGACTGGCGCGGTAAATGCTCCGGCCTTTGCCTTCTACAGCGGCAATTTGTGGCTGCTGATTACCAATTCCACCGATATCACCGCCGACGTTCCCGGCACTTCCGCCAAGTGGACAAAGATCGGCGGGCAGACAGAAGCCAGTAGCGCACTTGGCTCCGGCTGGACGATCAACTGCGCTTCTGGCTACAACGATTTCACCAAGACAGTAGCGTCAACGGATGCGTTTTTAATCTCCAATGTCCCGGCTTCCGGGGTGTTTACCTTTGTGCTAGAGATCACCTACACCAGCGGAACTATCACCTTCTGGACAGGGTACACGGTGAATTGGCCGGAGAGCATTGGCGGCACCCAGCCCGGATTTCAGGCAGGGCATGTGTACAAGTTGGCGGCAGAAATAAGGGGCGGCACAACCGTAATAGACATTCTTGGCATAGTGGATTACGCATGATAAGGCGGCGAGCTTCAATCATTGGCAACGGTCGAAATATGATTCGGCTTATTGGCTATGTGGCTGACGCTGAGGTTTCGTCGCTAACGCTGCCTGCGGGGATCGTGGAAAGCGATATTGTTGTTGTGGTGGGCGGGTATTTAGGGGGCACATCACCTGCTACGCCAACAGACTACACCAGCCTAAAAACACAAACGGCCACATCTATCGGCGCGAGAATGTCCAGAAAGATAATGGGGCCAACGCCAGACACCACAGTATCAGGGCTTGATGCCACCGATACCATCCACATTGCGGCCATTTTTAGAAATGTGGACACCACAACGCCAATGGACGCCACTACTCTGTCTAACTCAGGCAACTTCAATCCAGCCAACCCAGGCTCAATCACCACAGTCTCGGATGGAAGCCTGATTGTTATTGCCGCCATGATTAACCATGACGCGGCGATCACCCCGCCATCTGGGTACAGCGTTATTGCCGGGAGTCTCCGTGTGGGCGCCCAAGAGCCATACCTTGTGATGGCGTACAACCCCTATCCCGTATCTCCCGGCGCTCATGATCCAGGGGCGTTTTCTGACCCTGGAAACCTAGCTAATTTGACGTTTACCGCAGCCCTACGGAGGGCGTAATGAAAGCAAAACTAGCAAACGGCGCAATCGCCAAATACCCCTACACGCTGCGAGATTTGAAGGCCGACAATCGGAACGTGATGTTTCCGGCAGACTTCGACGATTGGGCGTCTTTTGATTGCGTGGCGGTTACACAAGCCGCCGAACCTGCCTACGACGCGGCAACGCAGACAATCATCCCCGCCAATGCCCCGCAGTTGGTGAATGGCGCATGGGTAGATGGCTGGATTATCAGCGACCTATCTGCCGAAGAAATAGCAGAGAAGGCCGCAACTGAGGCGCATAGAGCAGATCGTGACGCACTCAAAGCTGACAACGCCGTTGCCGCACTGCTGAAAGCAAGGCCAGCACAGATCAACAGCTACATTGACGCCAATGTCACCAATCTAGCAGAAGCGCGGGCCGTGCTAAAAATCCTGGCGCGGGCAATCGCGGTGCTCTCACATAGCATTATGAGGTAACAACATGGCAACAAGCAGCTACATCCCGCAAGGCTTTTCCGGCAAAGGCACTTGGGAGGAGCAGAAAAACGAACTGATTGGCCTTGGCGTGTCTTCGCCTTACATTCCCAGGATGACGAACGTGGGCGATTCTCCCGGCATGGTATTCAACAAAACCGCAGTGGCGGGCAATGCTGATCGAGGTGCAGAGCGGATTATCTGGGACGGCACCAAGTTTGTGGACAATTCGGCCAACTACACGGCATCCAAAACGCCGCGCACCAGCACCACAGCGGTCGGCGCTACTCCGGTGTCACCTGCTACCGGGGCCGCTCCTGGCGGCATTGTCGCACCTTCTTCCGGCACAGCAGGCTCATTGCCGCAAGGATTGTTAATGCCGCAAGGATCAGGCATGACGTTAAGCTACGGCGCTACAGGCCAGAATATCGACGCACTAACCCGCGATCTAACGCCGGATGAACTGGCGTCCTATCAACTGGATAAGATCATCGGCAAGGACTCTGCGCTGTCTCAGAGGGCTATGACGGCGGGCAGGCAGTACGCCAACAGCCGAGGACTGCTAAACGGCTCTATGGGCGCTGATGCGGCCTATGGCGCATGGGTGGACAGGGCGTCCCCGATTGCGATGGACGATGCTGGGAAATATACCAATGTGCTGGACAAAAACCTGGGCTATCAAAATGAATTCCGTATGGCCGATAAGGGCTTTGGCTTTGATCTCAAGCTGCAAGAAAATGATTTGGGCTGGAAGTCTGGCGAAAATGCATTGGATCGCGGCCTAACCCGTAGTGAGAATTCCGCCGACAGAAGCCACCAGACGAACCTGCAAAGCATGGGGGATGCGGCTGCCATGTCTCGGCAAACGTCAGAGCAATCATGGCGCAGCGGGGAGGGCGCTTTGGATCGTGCAGCGACTAGCGCAGAGAATCAGGCCGGACGGGATTTCACCACCGGGCAGAATCAGCTTGAGCGTGACTTTACAGCGGGTCAAAATGATCTGAACCGGGATTTCGACAGGGAAACGCAACTAAAGGCCGCTGAGATAGACTCTGAGTCACGGCTGACGCAACACCTGTACACCCTGGATGAACTTGGCTACCGATTTGATTTGGATCAGTACAACGTATCCAAAACTTACGCGGCAAACATGGCGGGCGGACTGTCTACTGAGTTAGCCGCTATTCGCAGCGATCCAAACACTGACCCGGTAACCAAAAAGACGCTTGAAGATAGTGCTATTGCCAACTTCAACGACATGATGAAGTTTGGCTCTACCGTCTACAGCACAGAAATACCTGTTTATGGCGGCGGAGCTGTGGCTCAACCGCCGAAGCCGGTAAGCCCCTATCAAGCGGCCAACCCTGCATGATCCGAAAGGCGAAGCCGCAAGACCTGGACGCCATCGTTAATCTAGCCGTTGAATCCGTCACCACCATTGATCCCATTCCGCAACTGAAGATAGATCGCGTAGCAATGCGCGAAACGGCTTCACTGTGCCTTGAGCCTGCCCATTTTGCGTGGGTGTCCGAGATTAACGGCGAAGTGGTGGGCGCAGTGGTGGCGCAAGTCTGTCCGGGATTCTGGTTTGAAAAGCTGCAACTGTCCGTGCTCTTGCATTATTCGCAAGTGCCGGGCGAGTGGGTGAAGCTGATGCGGGAATTATCCCGGTGGATGAAGGGCCGGAGCGGGATCAAGCTGGCAATTTTGGAATTAGAGCCTAGCAGAGCGGCGAACGAACGCATGATTCGCTTTGTGGGCAAGCTGGGGTTTGATCGTCAAACCCTGAATTTACAGTATGTGAGGCAAGCGACATGAGTAAGGCAGTTCGCAAGATTGGCAGAAGCATCAAAAAAGTGGTGAAGGGCGTCGGCAAGGTTGCCCAGAAAGCATGGAAATCCCCCATTGGCAAAGCCCTGATGATTGCCGGAACCGTTTACTTCGGCGGCGCAGCCATTGGCGGCATGATGGGTGGGGCCGGAGGTGCTGGAGCGGGGATGTTAAGCAATGCGGCGGCGGGGATCAGCAATGCCTGGACGAGTCTCGGCACGGCGACAAGCGCGGCAATGGGCGGCAACTTTAGCGCAGCAGGGCAAGCACTCTCGGCGGGAGCCAAGGGCGCAACACTCGACCCTGGCAGCCTGTTGAGTAATGCGGGAATACGAGCGGCAAACGGCGGCATTACCAGCGGGGCTACAGCCGGGAAAACGGGCGAAGCGGCCATGAGGCAGGCGGCTAAGCCATTGGCTTCAAATGCCGGGGAAGCAACTGGGCTTCTCACCCCAAAAGCGCCAGCCGCCGCCAACGCTTTAGACCCCAAGATGCTAAAGCTGGCGGATGAGTATGAAGCCATGAAGAAAATGGGGTATAGCAACGGAGCAATTGAAGCCGTGCTTTCAGGCCAGCAAAAAACCGGACTGCTATCCAATCCACTGGTGCAATACGGCGGTATGCAACTGGCCGGTAGTGCCTTGACTGGCTATGCTGCTGAGAAGGCCACGGAAGAGCAGGACGACGAAGATCGCAAGCGATACAACGCGAATATGAATTACACCTACCAGCGACGTTATCAGGGGTAACACATGGCCGGATTACTGAACCCTCAACAAGCACAGCAGTTGCCACCTGAAGCAGAACAACTGCCGCCTGAAGGCATGGAGCAGGAAGGCCCAGAGGCCGACGAGAACGATCCCGCCTTTCAAGCCGCTATCCAATTCCTGAAGAAAGCCCTGTATGAAACCGGCGCGGCGGATCAAATCAACCAAGCCATAAAACGGGCAAAAGAGCCAGTCGATGCGATTGCCAACTATGCCTATGAACTGGTAGCGGTGGCCGACGAAAAGACGCAGGGCGCTGTGCCTGATGAATTGCTGGTATTGCTGGCATCCACGGCGCTGGAAGAAGTCTGTGACATTGCCGAAGCGTCGGGCATTAAGCTACAGCCTGCCGATGTTGCATCTGCGCTGAAGATGATTATCTTGCGCTTTGTGGGCGAACAGGGCCACGACACCCGCGCCTTGCACGAAGCCATGAACCAGATCAGCCCGGAGCAGATCAATCAAATGGCGATGGAGGGCGAAGCCAATGGCTAAGTGGGGATTGCTGGCCGGAGTCGGCCACGGCTTTGCGAAAATGGGCGAGATGGGCGTACAAGATACCTTTGATCGCATGAAGGAAGAGCGGTTGAAGAAGTACCAGGAAGAGCGGGATGCCGTTACTCGCGCCAACGCCAAAGAGGACTTAATTGAGAACCGAGAATACGCAGAGTCTAAAACGGCCACAGACGTGTCTGTTGAACAAGCTGACGGCAAGCAAATCAAGGTTGGTAAGAATGCCAAGGGCGAGGTTGTCAGTCGCCAAGAGGATATTGCAAGTGCTGACTACAGCTACGCCAAAAAGGTTGGCAACAAGCTGATAGATATGCGGGACGGCTCCGTTATCGCGCAGGACGACAACTACAGCGAATATGAAACGTGGAATGCGCCCGAAGTGGATGCGAATGGGAACCCTCTATATCAAATCAGCAGCAGGGGGAAAATCAATGATCTGAGCAAAAGCGCCGATCCAATGGTTAAGGCGAGGATTGATTCTATCAATGCGGATATTAAGGCGCTATCCACATCTGATCCTGAAGGCAACGCAGATCAAATCTGGCAACTCAAGCAGCAACGCAACAAGATTGTGGGGCTTGAATCAGAAGAAGGCTGGCTGTCACCAACCAAAGATGCCGAACTGATGACAAAGGCAGAGAAAGCTGCCGCATCATGGGCTGACGAACAAGCAGGGCTTCTTTCATCCGACAAAGCAGACTTCAAGCGGTACGGCGGCAACAAGCAGGAAGCCATACAGAAAAAGACGCTTGAATTCTATCAGCAGTACAAGGATTCAATGGGCGGTGGCAATGGCCTGCTGAAGCCGAGAGTGGAAACACCGGAGGATAAAGGCGCTGGATATGGCGAAAGGCCGGATGGATCGGCCAAGCAATCTGGATTTTTGGGTGAACTGAAGTTGCCTGACGGCGGAGTGGCTACTGAGTATTCCGTTGGCGTCAAAATCAACGGCAAGCAAATGGATATTCCAACCCTTGTGCCGACGCTGACGAAGTCTGAAGTGGATATGATGGTGAATGACATTATTCCAAACAGGAAAAGAATCCCCGATTCGGTCATGCAAAAGGCTGCGGATCATGCCAAGTCTCGATTAGAACAAGGCGAGAGCGTTTTCTATGAAGGCGAATCCAGCAAGACAAAACAGCCCGAAATGAACGACATGCCAGACGCAGCCCAACACTCTGGCCGCATGATCCGCGACGAAGAAACAGGTAAACTTTACAAGTCCGATGGCAAAACCTGGAAACCTCTTTAATGGCTAAATATTCATTTGTTGACGTAGCGCCAAAGGCTTCCCGGTTTTCGTTTGTTGATGATGAAGCCAAAACGCCGGATTCACAGCCATTCATGGAGCGCGTTACCGGCGCATTCAAGATGGGCATGGAAGCATCCACGAACTACATCCGCAATGCGGAGCGGTTTCTTGCTGGCACCGAGGAAGATGATGACGCCATTGCTTCATCCATCGTTGCGGATATGGCAGAGCGCCAGCAATTCGGCAAGACGGCTGGACAGAAGAAACTCGACGATGCCATGCAGGAACTTAACAAGGTTAAGCGCGGGCAATCGTTTGTTGATGATGTGGGCGAGTTTGTAGACAAGACGCCTGACATGCCCTTTATGCCCGGAGTTAAGACGGGCGCAAAGGCGGCGGTAGAGTTTGCCAGATCATTGCCCGAAATATGGGACGTGGTTAAAACCGCCGGAGAGAACCCGCTTGATACGGTTGTTTCCAGTGCCGAGTCTGCTGCTAATTCCTTGTTTGCCCTTGGTGGCGGTACGGCTGGCGGCGCTGCGGGTGCTGCTATTGGCGGAACTGCTGGCCTGCTAACCACCAAGTCGGCGGCTGGCGCGGCGGCTGGTGCAAAAGTGGGCGCGAAGGTTGGCGGCCAAGCGGGTATGTTTGGCACATCGGCAGCCATTGAGTTTGGCGCGTCCTTGCAAGAAGAAGTCATTGACGAACTGGAAAGGCGCGGCACGGCTCCAACCACCGAGAATATCAAGGCACTACTGAAAGAGCCTGAATTCAGAACGGAAGCCCTGAAGGTTGCAGCAGCCAAAGGCGTAGTGACTCCGGCAACAGACTTGGCCATGTTTAGGCTGTCTGGTGGCCTTGGCGCCGTGCCTGGGGTTAAAGGCAAGCTGGCGGCTCTTGCGTCAGAAGCCATCTCAGAACCGCTATCAGAAGGCACAGGACAGGCCGCACAAGTCGCCGTATCAAGTGATCCTAACAGGCAGATTGATAGGTCAGAGCTGGCCGCTGAAGCCATCTATGCGCTTCCCACGTCTGCCGGTAGCGCAGCCGCAGCAACATTGTTTGAAAAGGTGGTTGGCGACAAGAAAACCGCGCGGCCAGACACTCCAACAGCCAAGCAATTCCAAGACGCCGAGGCGCAACTCAATTCCCTTGATCAGCAATACCAGGAAGCCACTGCAACCGGCGACACTGAGCTTGCCGACGCACTAAAGGCCCGCTTCGACACCCTAAAAACCCAATACGAAACCTTCCGCAAAGCCAAAGACCCGAATTATGTCGGCACCCTGAATCCGAAACAGGCAATTGACGAGGCCGGGGATCAGGCGCTTGCCGCTGGCGGTGATCGGCTGGACGCTGAAATTGCCAAGTCACACACAGCGATTGACGTTATTCCTGCCGCCAGAACGGCGCAAGACCTTGGCGTTACCTTTCCTGACCCGCAGAGCTATGCCGTTGAAGGACTGAAAGCAGGGCAAGTCCCCGATCAACGCCATTCCGCCAGCATGGAAGGCATAGACGGCCTGATTATCGCCGCTCGCCGCATGGGATTTGCCGACGAAGAAGCGAAGCTGGCCACGGCCAAAAGGCTGTTTACCCAATACAAGGATGCGCTTGATTCTGGCCAAGGCGAGATGGCGGATCGCTATCTACAGCAGGGCAACAAGCTGTACCGGGATGCCACTGGCGACAATGGCCCGCTTGCGCCTGTCCGTTCGCAATTCCCCGTCCCGTATGTGTTCCAGGGCGAAGTCTCTGGATCAACCAATATCGTCCCGTCTACTCGTCCCAATTTCACCACGTCCGATGCCGTTGATGTTGATGGCATGGCATGGGAACCTACCCGGCAGAACCGCCTTGAAAACCAATCACAGGGCAAGCTGACAACCGATGGCACTATCTACGGACAGCCGCCTGCCCGCGAATTCACGCCACCACCCACCACCTATGAAGGCGTAGGCCGCAACGCTGTAGATCGCACCGCAGCCCGTCCTGTTGGCATTGAAGCGCAGCCCGGTGTCCAGGGCCGATCAATATCAACCCGCGATCTGATGCAGCCTGCAACCCTGTGGACAGGCGGAATGCCAGAAGGCTACAAGACCGAGAACGGCGCAAAACTGGCCCGCCTGCTCAAGCGGTGCCCGGACGCCAGAAAGGGCTTTGTCCATGGCGGATTTTAGGGATTGCGGGGTATGGGTGTTGGTGGGCTTGGCTGAAACGGACGGCTTTGCCTGCGAAGCTCGGTACTTGACAAGATCGCGATCTGAGTATATCTTTTTGCCATACCCCTGTCTGAAGTCGTTGACCCTGGGCAATTGGAGCCCAGAAGTGCGACCGAAGGCAGGGGTTCTTTTTTCATCCCCATACAGAAACAAGCCATCCTTTGCCCATCTCATGTAAGGTTTTTTCTGGTTTGCATCGTAAGCATTTACCAGCAGATGGGCATCCATGCCACCAACGTCGGCGTTAGGCTCTAGTACCATCAGGATAGGCGCACCATTAACCGTTTCAGGCGATACCAGCACAAGCCTGCCCTCAACCGTGTCTGACTCAAAAACCGCAACAGGGTTCTCAAGCCATTCAGGGATTTGCTTCCAATGCTCCGCTTTCAGCTTGTGGTTGATTCTGCTGGCTTTGACTTTTGATTCGGCGACATGGACAGGCTGATCGCCATATCCCAACATATCAAGAACGTCTGACTTGTCGAGAACGCGAACGCCTATCCGCTCTGAAGGCTGGCCGCTATACAGACCATCTATTCTGGATTCATAACTGGCCTGTGTTGACGGGCTGCGAGAGAAAAGCCCATCCTGCTTACCCTGCAACTTCCCAGTATCGCCCTGATCCTGATTATCCAGCCCGAAGTAATCCCGCTCACGATCCGCTTGGGCTTTGGTGTCGGGCTTGGCTTTCTTCTCGGCTTTCTCTCTTGCTTGGCGGTCGGTTTCGGTTTCTTGGTCTAGCGCAAACCCGCCCAACATCCCCTCAACTTTGGTAATCTGCTCATCTACTGCCTGAATGGAAGCGGCATTTCTCGATACTCCTTCATCCCGCAACGCTTTGGCCCGTGAAATAATGGCGTCTTTATCTTCTTCATCAAGGGAAGAACCGGCTTTCTTCAAGCACGTTGTTAATGACATTCGTCTAAGGCTCCACTGAATATAACAGCCAATATTGCATTTAAGGTGTCAGTATCTTCTTCGTCTAAAATACGGCGGGCATCTCTGAAACTTTGCTCTGCTTTGTTTTTCTTCTTTGCGGATAGTCTTGTTGTCCATTCTTCGCCACCGCCGCCAGCGGTATCCTCAACCACAACAGCGCCAACCGTCAGGGCAACAGTACCACTCACCTGATCCTGCGCCGAATCAACACCCACAAGGCTGTAATTCTGCGCTAGCGCGGCAGTATCGCTGGCTTGGGCCTGTGCGCTATCGGTACTAGCCAGCGCGTTAGACGCCGTTGCGGTTGCCGTATCACTTGTTTGTGATTGCGTAGAATCGACAACAGCAAGAACGCTGTTCTCGGTTAGAGAAGCGGTGTCACTGGCCTGTGATTGAGAGGAATCCGTAACGCTGACGGCATAGTGCTGCGTCAGTGCTGCCGTGTCGCTTGTCTGGGGCTGCTGGCTATCCGTTGAGACTAATGGCCCGCCACCGGAGAGCAGCGGCGCTCCCACTAATGGCGGGAATAGCCAGCTCATTGATTAGACCTCTGAGGCAGGGTCTGGTATACCTGATGCGTCCCTCTCGGCGGCACAGGCAAGGTACAAGCTGTGAAGAAAAACATAGACTTGCCCGTGTGTAGCCGTTTGGCCGGTAGGAAGATCAGTAGCAGGATCAACAATCTCAAAGGTTGCAGATGGGTCAATGAACTCTTTTGATATGCTGCCTACAGGCGCATTGATTCTCCTACCATCCGACAGGTCAGTCAAATCCTCCTCGTGGAACACAATTGTCTTGTTTCCAACAGCAGGGTTCCGCGCCTCAACTTTATAAGCCCGACGCCGCTTCTCACCTGTAACACTCTCACTCATGTAGCTCACGATACTGTCCTCAATGACCAACCGATAGATCGGTCGGTTCCTGCTATTTTATCCACGGACACTTCCCATCCTTCACCAACAATCAGTGATGGCGTGACCAGTGGCCCAGCCTGCACGCCAGCGACAGTGCATTGAAACGTCACCCGCTCCACGGCATTGATTTTCTCATAGACTTTCACGAGATATTCTTCGGCTGCTGTCAGAGCGGCGAAATCAATCCAACACTGCATCATGCAGTCAGCAGTCTGCGAAGTCTTTGCTGTTGAGACAGATGCCAAGAAGTACTCGGTGGTTCCGATGGTGGCGCTGCCTGTTGTGATCGTAATTGCCATTATGCTGCTACTCCATAGGCTGCGACTTGTAAGGCGGTGTCAAGCGCACCACTGCACTGCGCTCTTGCGTAAATGGTTGATCCGGATGGGACACGACAGTAGCCTGGGGATATTGGCTGCTTTACAGCATAGCCACCAGAGGAGGTGAAAAACTCCTGCTCAAAGAACGGAACTACATCAGTGCCATCACCATACCCAAGCTCTATAAAATATGAGTGGTTTGGCATAGATGCATCTCCACTGGCTAACTGTGCCCCCATCTCCCAGTAGAAGCACTCTCTAGTCGTTGTTCCGAGACTGGTCCACGCACCTTCACTTGTCGTGCCGGGAGTGATGACAGTGCCCACACTTCCTGATGTAATTCCAATGGTTTCTACGGCTGTTCCGACAGAGCACATTGCAGGATTAGCCGGGGCGCAATAGGCTATCCAGTGTATTCGCGGGGTCGCACTTGCACTGGAAGATGAGATAGTCCTGAAACCTATAGTCGCTCCAGCAGGAATGAAGATGGGAAGATAGAATCCAGTTACAATATCCGCCCGATAATGAGGCATGTGCCCCCACAACGCCCTATCTACAATAGTGGTGAAGGACGTACCGCCCGCAACATCAATACCAAGATCCGACGCTACTGTGGTGCTGGTTGTGTTTAATGCCCCCGCTGAGCCTGAGAAGTAAATCCCATAACAGTCATGTGTTAATGCTGAGCCTAC